GGGTATGCCGCATTGTGGAACGAAAATCAAGAGCAAGTTCCAATTCTACTTGGCAAAGAAGAAACAGAGAATATCAAAATTGGCCCATACCAGATTATTCCCGAAGGTGTTAAGGTTGTTGGAACAAAGAAAATCAATCAAATCACTTCTCACGCCATCGTCCGTATTGGGAAGCAGGAAGAAGGAGACTTTGAGGTGGTTTGGAAAGAGGATCTATCAAAGGAGTGGTTCGTTTTCCAGAAGCAAGTTGACTTGTACTGGGCTTTGAAAGCCGCAAAGCCAGAGCCAAAGCGGAAGAAGAAGGCATGACAACACCACAATCCGATCCAGCAGAGAAGGCATTCCTATCCTGCGTACTTCAGCAGTCATCAATTCTCAACGAGGCTTGTGACTACGCATCCAACAAACTTTTCTTTCATCCCGACCACAGGCGTATATTCGATGCCGCTCTGGAGCTTTGGAAGGAGGGAAAGGACGTTGATCTAGTCACCATAACCGACCATATGCAGAACGCTGGAACCCTCGAAATGATCGGGGGGCCAGCAGTAATTTCCGAGTGCTTTATATCTCCATGCCTAGTCTCCAATTGGCGTGAGTATCTTGACATCCTCCGCCGCAAGCACACGGCTCGTTTAGCCATAAGTGCCGCCGAGAGGATCATTGAGTCAGCAAAGAATCCAGCAGAGGCAGGGGAGCTTTCCGAGATAGTGCAGAAGGCTTTAGTAAGCGTTGCCGCAGATGCCGAGAGCCGAGGTCGCATTGAATCTCTCAAGGAGGTTGGATTCAACCGAGTCAACGCATATGAGGAAATCTTTGCAAACAGGGGTAAGCTCATCGGGGTCACAACCGGATTCAAGCCTTTGGATGAGGTTACCGGAGGATTTCGCAAAGGCCAGCTAGTCGTGATCGGAGCCGCCACCAAGGGAGGCAAGACCAGCATGGCTGTCAACATGGCAACAAGAGCCGCCAATGCCGGACATCCCGTTGGATTCATTTCTCTGGAAATGTCAAGCGGAGAATTGTTTGATCGGTTCGTCTCCTCATACGGAGGTGTTGACATCGGCGTATTGAGCAAGGAGCCAAGCAAGCGAGACATTGAGGCTATTAGCCGAGCCGCCATGCAAGCATCACTACTCCCCATCTATATCCGAGACGAGGGAGACGTGAACCCATTGCAACTACGAGCCGCTATGCGCCGTATGTGCGCCGTTCACCAGTGCCGAGTTGTGATCGTTGATTACATCCAGCTTCTCTCGCCCACAGACCGCAAGGACAGCCGTGAGCGTCAAGTGGCTGAAGCATCACGAACCCTCAAGCAACTAGCCAAGGAGCTTGGCATCACCATCATTGCCCTCACGCAACTCAATGCGGAGGGAGCAAGTCGGGAGTCAAGAGCAATCGAACATGATTGCGATCTTTTTCTCGTCATCGAAAGAAATGAGCAGGGCGATTATTTTTTGAATATTCGTCTTGCCAGAGCGTGTGGAAGGACTAGTATTCCTCTCACATTCCGAGAGAGCCATATGTGCTTTACGGAAAGATAACCAACCAACCCAACAAACCAATGAGCGAAGCGTGGCAACGTAAAGAAGGCAAGAATCCCAAGGGCGGCTTGAACGCCAAGGGACGTGCCTCATACAACAAGAAGCATGGCGGCAATCTCAAGCCCCCTGCCCCCAACCCCAAGAGCAAGTCCGAGGCTGGACGCAAGGCTTCCTTCTGCGCCCGTATGAAGGGCATGAAGGCAAAGATGACAGGCTCCAAGAAAAAGAACGATCCCAATTCTCGCATCAACAAGTCCCTTCGGGCTTGGAAGTGCAAGTAAACAAAACAACAATGAAAAACGAAATCATCGAAGCCTTCACAAAGGCAATCGAAGTTGCTGATGAGGCAACGCTAAACGAGGTCAGGGAGCTTTGCAATAAGCTGGGCTTCCTTAAAAACGAGTCAGAAGAAACACCAACCACAACCACCACCAACTCCTAATATGGCATACGACAACACCAACAGCGGAGCCGCATTCCGCAAGAACAATGCGAACCCCAAGGCTCCTCAATATTCTGGCCCTCTTAACGTGAACGGCAAGGACTTGGAGATCAGCATTTGGGAAAAGACCAGCAAGGCTGGCAAGCCCTTCCTTTCCATCAAGGTTGGCCCAGTGCGTGAGAACAAGGCTTTTGCCAATAAGAGCTACGCTCCCAAGGCAAACGAGATTTCCGACGAGGACATCAACTTCTAAAAATCTTCCGGCGAGTGGTGTCGCTGGGTTGTGACGCCTCCGCTTCGTGTCCATAACCACGGGGCGGAGGTTAACGGCCAAACCAATATGAAATATCTAATTTGTTTAATCGCAATCGCCGCATCCTGCAAAGCTCAGGAAACGGATTATCGCTATACAATCGCCCTGCCTAACGAGAATCTTGCAATACAGGCCATTCCAGTGCGGGTCGAACCAACTCCAACGGCTTACACAACCCTTATGGACAACTACTATAAGCAAGTTTGGCAAGCCCCTCAACCAGCTCCTCAAATCATCGTTATCCAGAAATGAGTGCATTCGTAATCGGCGTCGGAGGATTTGGCCTAGTGCTAGCCTATTGCGTGGGTTTGTATTGCTACAAACACCATGTTGAGCAACAGATGCTTGAGCATCTCGCCCGAAAGTGGCGGGATGACAAGGAGCAGTTTGAGCTTTGGATGTATAACCTATCCATAAAGGTCACAAAGCGAGAGATCGCACAATCCGAGGGAGAAGATGTCTAATCAATCCATAACCGACCTACAGAGCGATATTATCGCCCTTATCCGCACCCTTGAGGACATCAAGAAGATGAACTCACTTGGCAAAACCAAGCAGATCGCAGACGAAATTGACCGCATCCTTAACTATTACAACCAGTGAAAAACACCAACAAATCGCAGTCGTTCAAGATTCTTAACCACATGATGAAGCGGCCCATAACGCCGCTGGAAGCCCTTAACAACTACGGATGCTTCCGGTTAGCCGCCCGTATCCACGAACTCAAGAATCAAGGTTGGTCGATCAAATCGTCAACCATCACCAGAAACAAAAAGAAAGTAGCCCAATACAGCTTAAAGTGAAAAGCATACCCAATCCCAAAACAACAGAGTTTCATTTCAGAAAACGAAATAAGACTATTGTTGTTAAAAAATCAAATGTTATTAAACATAAGATAATTAAAGATAAAAAATACAACGAAATACTTTCAATCATTAACAAGCAATAAAAATGAGTATCATCATCCCATCTGGCATTGACCAGACAAACATCAGAGTACCCCTCCAGTTCCCACTACGCCCAGATGCCGACACGGTTCTGGACGCTGAAGGCCGGGTAGTCTTGACAATGGACAATGCAATCGACATTAAGGAGTCCCTTAAGTTCACAAAGCTGTTTTCCAAGGCTCCCGAAATGTGGACGCTTCTAGGTGATATGTATCTAACGCTTGCCGTGCTTGCCAAGACGAACGGGCTAGACCACGGGGAGGAAAACGAGCAAGATAAGGACAAATGCCTTCTCTGCCGAGCCGAAGCCATCTTGCATTCTATCCAGTGATTGAGTTTAGCAAGAAGATGAATGGAACCCCTCTCCGATCTAAACCATCGGAGGAGGGGCATGGAGGCTCCGACATGGGCCTTTGCATTGCAATGCGCCGTGGTATAGCAGAGTTTTGGAAAAAACGTGGCATGAGCGGAGATGCAGACTATTCTCATTACAGCAAAAGCCTAAAAAACAAAAAAACCAAATGAAGAAAAAATCATCAAAACAAGGATTGTACGCAAACATTAACGCTAAGCGTGAGCGTATAAAGAAAGGATCGGGAGAGAAGATGCGTAAAGCGGGTAGCAAAGGTGCGCCCACTGCAAATGCGTTTAGGGACAGCAAAAAGACTGCAAAGAAGTGAGCAATATCTATCTTGGTGCTGGAAAGGGAGATACGCCAAGATCCTGCAATAGCGAGGCTTATCTCAAAAACTACGAACGAATCTTTCGAAAAAAGCAAAATAAGTCAATCGCCCCGCCTAAACACGATAAGGCCCGAAAAAGTCCCAATCGCCCCGCCTAAATCGGCCCCGAGGCCGTAGGCCGAGACAACCCCAAGCAAACATAGTAGAGGCGAACGGCTGGCAACTGCCAGCCCAAAAGCCGGAAAGCAAGCGAAAGCTTGCCATAAGAACCGCAACAAAAAAAGGGAGAGCCAGCGGCTTCATGCCGCCGGCTCCCCGCGATTTCTAGCGTTTCCAGCAGTCGCTTAACAGCGAAAGCCAGAGCGCAAGTATGACAGCAAGTATCTGCTCTACTAGGCGTGTTTTAGCACCCATTAGCCCTCATAACCCTCGTAGTCTGGCATCCCAGAGTCGATGAGTTTGATTGCTTCATCTTCCGTCATCAAGCCACGCTGTTCTTCTGCTTCTGCGGCAGATAGCAACGTGCCCTGATAGGCGGTTGGACTACTATAGGTGTAGCGTGAATGCCCTGCCCGTGTCTTGCGGTACTTGGACGAATCCCATGATGTACCAAGTGACTGCGAGGCAAATCCAAGCTGACGCTGGTTAGCCTTCTTGTGCATCCACTCGCTCAACTCCGGTTCGCTATTGCTAGCAGGATCGAACTCAAGCCAAGTCCAAGCGTCGATTGGATAGGCAGTGACTCCCTTGCATTTCCATGCATCGGCAATAGCCTCCACGATCTTTTCGGTAGTGCCGAAGATCCAGCGGCCTTTGCTGGTGATGCCAGCGTAAAGCCGTGCCGTGTCATCTACTGCGACGAACATCTTGCCCTGCGGATTTAGCGCAAGGAAGGCGGCGTAACCAGTAACGTCACGGAGATCCTCTTTACGCTTTTCCGTAGGCGTGTTGTCGGCCATGCAGATAAGCAAGTGCTGGGAATCACAACTAACCTTGTCATGCCCCTCACCCTTGCCATCGTACCCGATGACGCCGTTGTGGGCCAGTGTCCAGCCTTTGCGCCGGAATGGATGCACGTTCTCAAGGCTGATGCCACAGGTTGCCGTGCGTCCGTGGATAATCATCGACCCATGAGGACGATAGTTACCCTCTACGGAAGTGCGGAAAGCCGTAGAGAACGCACCAGCCGCTTTCCCTGCTCTCTTGTAGAGATTGGGAAGGCAGTCAATGCCCTTGTACTCTTTTGGATCTACGAACTTTGCCCGAAGGCCCGTTGAGCCAGATTGAGCGTAGCCGAAGCCGTCACGCTCTGTCGTGGCGATGATTTTGTGAGCCGCATAGATTGC